CCTGCGAGTGTCGCACACGCCCTACCTGATCTTGAAGCAAAAGACCTGCTCGCACGATCCGAGGTCGGCGACGTTATCGGTGCCGCCGCGGTGGGCATACGTTCCACCGGCATGCTTGCGCGCGGGAAGCGTCGCGCGACTATATGTGTCCAGGCACCACATTTGACATCGTTGTCACGCGGCACCCTTCACTTCTGGCCGCACGGCTCGATTGGTTCATCCGATCAGGTAACGCTACGCAGTGTCACTCTTGACGCCCTGATGTCGATGGTCCTCAAAGCTGTGCGAGCCGACGTCCGTACCGGCGGGCACACCTTTGGGCCTCCACACTCGGCCGATGGTGAGCATGCTGTGAGTCCGTGTTTGACCTCAACGATCGCTATGTGCGACAAGGTAGACATGCTCGCCACATCTTCGTCAACTGCCTATGACGGGCTGGCGCCCGACGGCCTGGCCCTAGCCAGTAGCGACCATATTGAAAGCTTCAGGCGGGCGAAGAAGGTTTACTTCCACGGGGGAACAGGCACACGGTTGACGATACTTTCACAAGGGGCGACGCCGGTGCCTCTTTCTGATGTGCTAGATCGCAGCACTGATTCGAGAGAAGGAGACTATCGCCACTTCCACACTGAGGAGGTGTTCGCGGTCATTGAAGTGTTGAACAGCGCACATGCGGCCGGCCTAGATGTGAGAACATTAGCACACAATGTCTTCTTGTCCTCAGGTCGGGAATACACATATGCGCAAAGACGTTTGGCTATGGCAGACCTCACGAGGAAGACAATTGGAGGAGCTTTCACATTGCTGAGCACATCGTATGCTCTAAGCACGATGATCGGCACACTCCCACAATACCTGGCCTTGATCGCAGCCTTATGTGAGATGAGCCTCGTCCCCGTCCGCATGTCTGGGAACACGAGATTGTACGTGACAATCCGCACTATACACCAGTTGCTGACTGGTGATGTGTTCGGGCTGATGCGTGCAGCGAGAGGCACCACGTGGTCGGATGCACTCGACAACATAGAACGAGTGCTGTCGGTATGCACTGTAGCTGGTCCACTGATGGGCGACAGGATGCCCCATGTGCGCTACGGGACTGTGCCGGAAGACGGCTCCTGGTTGATGGCACATGGCGTCGTCGGTGCCTTCCTGCCTTGGCATCATCTGGCCATTGTTCAAGATGGTGTGACATATGAAG